CATGCTCAATGTAATGGCACAGTTTTTGCTACTTGGCCTTGAAGGACAAGGCGGCGGTCGTGCTACTAGTGGCGCGCAACTTGATATGTTCAGCAAAAGCTTGCGCTACATTGCTGAACTAATTTGTGCTGCCTTTAACATGTATTTGATTCCGCGCCTTGTAGCCTACAACTTCGATACTGTAAACTTTCCGGCTCTTAATGTACGTAATATTGGCGAGTCGAAAGACTTGCAACTGTGGGCAGCAGCTATCGCCAACCTTATTGCGAAGGGTGCGCTTACAGTAGACGACCCCACAGAAGCGTGGATTCGCAAGGTATTCGATATGCCGGTGTTGCAGATACCACGGCCAGATATTACGCTACATTCGCAGAAGGGAGGCGGTGGCGCTGGTAGGCCAGAAACCACAGGCAACGTCGGTAAAGCCGACGCGGAAGCTTAGTGAAGGCTGGTTGCTGCTTTATTGCCGATTCTGTAATGATCGCTGGCCTGTACGTAAGGACGAGTCACCGCTTGAATGGGTATGTCCTTACTGTAATAATGGCACAGGTGCTCTAGTGAAGGGAAGTGATAATTAATGCCTTGGGACGTTAAAAAGAACGACGCCGGTAAGTTTTGCGTCTATAAGAAAGATAGTGACACTCCCGTAAAGGGCGGGTGCCACGACTCCAAAGAAAGTGCGCAACGACATCAGCGCGCCTTGTATGCTAACGCAGCCAGCGAGAGTCTTTCTACACTTCTACCTGTGGTGCAGTTTGCGGAGCACTTGGGGGTCGGCTCTGAAGTGTGGCTAGAAGCAGTACCTATCGACGAGTGGATTCATCCACTTTACGGCGAAATCAATTTTTCACGAGAGCGCGCTGATCGTATGATTGATAACTTCAAGCGCGACATTCGTGGTCAAGAAGTTGCCACCGATTTTGAACATGGGCTTGATCCAGCTAAGGGTGGTAAGGCAAGCGGTTGGATCAAAGATATGAAAATTGATAAAGCATCAAATACAGAAATGCGTGAGGAAGCGGTATGGTGGCTTGTTGAGTTTACGGACGAAGCTAAAGCCGAGATTGGTGATCAACAGTGGCGATACTTCAGTCCTGAATGGCTGGACTTGTGGCAGCATCCACACAATGAAACATGGTATATGGATGTTGCTACGGGTGGTGGTCTAACTAATAAGCCACATATCAAAGGAATGTTGCCCATCAACTTTACGGAGGTGATTAACGAAGTAGCAGACCTAGAGCATTCTGAGCCTGGAACGGGTACACCACCCGCTCCCCGAGAATCCGAAGAAACAGACGATGCAAAAACAGGTTCACGGCGTAATACGCCGCCTATTGAATTGGAGGACAGCATGGAAGAGTTCCTTAAGTTGTTTAGGGAGCTTCTTAAGCTGCCCGATGATGCTGATGATAAAGCTGTGATCGCAGCAGTTACGCAGCTTAATAAGGAGATTCAGCCTCTTAGGGAAGCAGATGCAGCAGCTAGACAGCGCAAAACGTTTGCAGAGCAGTACCCCGACGAATTTGCTCGGATGCAGCGTCTTGAGGCTTCTAACCGCGAGTCTGAGGCTAAGAAGTTTGCTGAGCAGTTTGAGCAGTTCATTGAAGAGAAGGATGGAGAAGTCGTAAAGACCAATAAGGGCTTCTCTGCACTTGCTCTTGAGAAGATCGAGAGTCTGCATAAGAAGTTCACAGAAGGTACAGCTCAGACAACTGACGTGAAGGAAGTGCTTGATGCGATTGCTGCTGGTGGAATCGTAGAGTACGGCGAGACTGGTTCACGCCGCGATTCTAACGAGGAAGTTGAAAGTAGCGATCCTAAGAAGGCATTTTCGGATAAGGTTACTGCTCTACAGACTGAAGATAGTCTGACTTGGGATAACGCTGTCAAGGAAGCAGCTAAGCGGTTCCCTGAGCATTATCAGAAGTACCGCGAAGCTGTTGGAAGTCAGAGGGGGTAGATAAATGACAGCTTGGGGTAATTTCGGATACGACGTAGGTTTCGATGCTGCTGCTGCACTCACGAAGTTTCGTGCAGTTAAGCTCGTCGGTACTAACGGTAACGAAGGAGTAACGCCCATTACAGGAACTACAGACAACGTTATTGGTGTAGCGCAGTTTGGTGTTACCGCCGGCGAGATTACTGCCGGTAAGGGATCATCAGTACGCTGTATTGGTGTTACTGAAATGGAAACGGCTGAAGCAATTACGCGAGGGCAGCGACTCTCGATTACTGCTAATGGTCGTTGTCAGTCTGTTACGACAGGTGCTCCGGGAGATACGATTATCGGTTTGGCACTCGATGGTTGCGATGGTGCTGGCGATCGTATTCCTGTTCTTTTGGCTACACCTGGCGTTCAGCGTATTTCGACAGAGTTCTCGTAGAGAGGGGGATGATTAACTAATGTACGATCCAGGTACTCTCTACGAAGATCCTATCCTTACTAATTTTTCAGTAGGGTATAAGTCACAGGTTCTCGTAGGAGAGCAATTGCTTCCGATTACTCCTGTTAATACGCAGAATGGTCGCTACCGCGTATACGATAGGAGTGCTTGGCTACTGTACAAGTCTAGGCGTGAGCCTGGTACCGTAGCACATGAAATTCAGGGTGGTAAGTGGGCTGAGGACACCTTCTCGACACAGGAGCATTCACTTCAGGCTCCGATTTTCGATGAAGAGCGTCAGCAGCTTAATTCTCAGGGCGGACTCGCTAATCCGGTATTTGGTGGCGATTTGCAGCTTGACCCTGAACGCGATGCAACTGAGATGGTTACGGAAGCTCTACTGCTCGAGCATGAGCAGAAGGTCAGCACTTTGCTACTTGCTACTGGTAGCTACGATGCGGGCAACCTTCACGGTGCGCTTGGTGCTACAGCAAAGTGGGATTACCAAGACCCGGCAACTTACACTGGTGATCCTGTAGCAGTTATTCGTACCGGAATGCGCGTTATCTATGCAGCTACGGGTCGTTGGCCCAATACGCTGCTGATTCCGCGTCTTGGCGCAACGTTCCTTGAAACGCATCCGAAGATTACGGATCGTTTCGTGAATTTTGCGCTCACAATGCCTGATGCTTTCAGGCAGCTTACCGGCTTCGAGGGTAAGATTGTTCTGGCTGAAAGCTCATACAACGCGGCAGACAACATTGATGCCTCAGAGAGCATTACTTCATTCTGGGGCAAAGATGTTGTGCTTTTGCTGGTTGATCCTATTCCTGGTCAGCGCACTAAGACGTTCGGTAAGACCTTTGCTCAGACCTATCCTAACGGTACGATTCGTCCTACCGATAGATGGCGTGAGGAGCCGAGGAAAGCCGATATCGTTCGTACTTCATTCAAGTACGATCTGAAGATCGTTTCAAACGTTGCCGGTTACTTGATTCAGGATGCATTCGCAGCAGCGGCCTGGTAGGGTAATACAATGGCTGAACTAGCTTCGCTCACTGACATTAACGTTCATCTGCCGAGCGATAAGCTTGAGTTGGTAGATGGCGATGATACAGAGATGCAGCTAGACGCTGAAAGGATCATAAAAGGATACCTTGGTAACGTATACTCTGTAGCTACGCTGGCAGCATGGGCCGACCCCGCTAGTACACCTTCACTTGTGAGAGCTATCGCGGGTCGGCTCATTGCTGCATTTTATTATGCGTTGCGTTTCAGTGAAGATACTACCGAGCGACCTGAATACGCGCAGTTTAAGTACAAAGAAGCAATGGATATGCTAGCTCAGATTATGGCTGGCACTTTAACTCTAACCGATGTGGACGAAGTTGCTACTACGGGCTTCAATATCACAACGGCAGACTTCTGGCCTAACGATGATGAGCCAGTATTTACAATGGCTAAGGAATTCGCATAACTAATGCCTAGTCTTGCTAAGGGATTTATTCGGGGTGGTGGGCAATCACTAGCTCTTGATTTTCAGTGGTTGCCCGATCCAATGATTGTTGCTAATCAGCTTGAAGGTTTGGCTGATTATTACAATGATATGCTACCACCACTGGCAGCCACAGCAGCTATCACAAGTAGAGAGATACGTAAACGGTTTGCCACTGAAACAGACCCCGATGGTACACCTTGGAAACCGTGGGCAGAAAGTTACGCGCCTTACGCAGAGGAACATAACTTCGGTATCTTGAAGCAGACAGGTGAATTAATGCGAGCTGCACCTGATGAGAGTAGATTTCTGCTCTCTAGCTACGATGTTGTATATTCAGGTGCAGACTTGCCACATTACGGTTTAGCTCACAATGAAGGTATTAGTAGAACAACACGAAGCCATAAACAGAGAGCCGATCTTGTGAAAGCAGGCTATCCTGAAATGGCTGACACTTCTGATCTTAAGAAAAATGTACTTCCTGCTAGACCTTTTATTGGGTTAGGTGAAGAAGCACGATTTGAGGTTTTGGAAGCGTGGGAAGCGTGGTTTCAAGCAGGTATATTTGGTCTAATTACTCAAGGAAGAGCATATGTTTTAGGAACTCTCTTTCCAGTGATTGGCAGACTACGTACTGGACAGCCAATTGCTAGAACTCCAAGAGGCCCACGCTTTGCTACGTTTTCTCTGCGTCGCTAAATGGCACATTATACTGAAATCGAGGAAGTGCTCGATTTTGTACATAATGTACTCGATACAAACAAGGTAGCTCTAGGTCTTGGCTATGTAGCCTATGGTACTGAAGAACTTTTACCACAGTATCCGGCTGCTGTTGTTACACCAGGGCCACAGCAAACGAGTTTACACGCTACGCGACAATTTAGAAATGATTTTGTACTCGAAATTTGGGTACTTCATGCTAAATTATCGATCAGTAGACGTGAGCGGACTAAAGAAGATTTAGAGTTGGTAACAGCGATTAAGAACAAGTTACACGAAGATAAAACGCTCAGTGGAAACGTTGTATTTGGACAAGTAACAGCACGAACACCTAGCGTTATTTATGTTCGTGAAGGAAGCGATCCTGTAGTAACAACAAGGATGGCATGGCAAGGTTTCGGATTGGAGGTATGGAGTGGCGTATAAACTAACGTTTAGTCATCCTGACTTTCCATTTGGAAAGCGGTTTGGCCTAACGGGGTTAGGTTCAGTTGAGAACGGAAAAGCAATGATAGTTAATGAAGAACTAGCTCGTCGTTTTCAGATCAGAATGGGAAAGCCACTAACGGAACACTTCGAGGGGAATGGAATGGTTAAAATCGAAGTAATTAAGGGCGGGGGTGATACGTAATGCCCGCAGGTTTGGGTGGTGCTGGTTGGCTTGCAATTATCTTTGAAGCCACAATGGGTACGTATCTTGCACCTACTGAAGTAGGTACAGTATGGGTACCTATTCTCGATGAATCACTGGCGTATCAGGAGGATAAGTATTACTCTCCGCAGATTCGCCAGCAGACAATCGTTTCTGAACAGAAGCAGAGCTATTACAGTGTTGCTGGTGATGTACGTTGGGAAGTTGATCCCAACTTCCTTCCATACTTCCTGTATTGCTCACGTCATACGCCCGACAAGTCCGGTGATGGTACGCCATATACTTACGAGTTCGTACCTTCGCAGGCTGGATCAGCAGCTATAACTGCTGGTAGCTCGGGTGCTAAGACGGCGAGTATCACTGTTGTACGTAATGGTATTGGTTTCGGTTACGCTGGTTGCGTACTCGGTGGTTACTCGTTCTCGGTAGAAGAAGGTGTGCTCATTATGACTATGAACATTCTTGGTCTTAGTGAGGAAACTCCCGGTGGTCTAGGATCACCTGCATGGACTGACCCTGAAATCTTCGGGGCAGACGCGCATTCGATTTATCTTGACACGGCGGGAGTCGCTCCGGCATTTGCGGGAGCAGTTGAAACTAACTTCAACGGATTCGAGTTCTCTGTTGATTTCAATGCGGAAGCTCAGAATCGTATTCGTGCTGATCGTGAAGCTTCATACATCAGTTATGGTGAAACGTTGCCAACACTCACTACGGAGCTTGATTTCGAGGACAAGACTGAGTATAACAACTTCAAGGCTAGCGCGAAGAAGGCAGTTCGTTTCCGTTCGAGCAATGATGCTAACAATCGTGTGACTATTGATATGTACAATATGTCCTACGATGAATACAATGTAGCACTAGGTGGAATGGGCGATTTGATCATGGCAGGCGTAACAATGCGTGCCTTGGGAATCGCCGGCGGTGATCCTTACGAGATTACTGTTGATACTACTGCTGATATTGCAGGCGTTTCGTAAGTAAGTACGCGAGAAAGGAGAAAAAGCAATGGGTGTGTTTAAAGTGGAAGTGCAGGCAGTTGGCGCTCACGGATGCGAACGGCATTTTGGTGATGGTAGTACCGTTATCGGCTGTGAGCGCCATAACTGTCCTGATTGCATTACACGCGAGTTTGTTCGCAGGCTAAAGCGTGCGGGGTGTAGTATTGACATTGCACTACTGACACATTGGCCTGGTTCTGAGCAAGAAGTTAATGACAACCTGCTTACGGGTGTTCGTTCAGGTAATTTCTAAAAATTTGAAAAGGAGCTAAAAATGCCGAAAGCAACAATTTCACTCGATGCACAAAAGCATGATCTGAAGTCACTTAAGGGCGGTTTTGTTAGTTTGCGGCCTTTGCCATACGGCAAGATACTTGAGCGTCGTGATGGTGCTACCAAGATGATCATGGAGCAGACTAAAGGACGTACTGCTGATTCACGTATGATCATGGAAATGGCACAAGAATGGTCTAGGTGGTTTGAGTTTAGAGAGTGTATTGTAGAGCACAATCTTGAGGATGATGCTGGTGCAACACTTGATTTCAATATCAAAGCTAATCTGTTTAGACTCGATCCTAAGATTGGGCAGGAAATTGAGCGCCTTATTGACGAACTCAATATGGACGTTGAGGAGGCTGAGCAGCTTGAAACTTTTACGAAATCGCTGTCAGGCTCTTCACTGGCGGAAGTCCCGCCAAAGGAAGCGACCCTGACCAAGCCAACGACGTAGCGCGCTGGATACGCATTACGTTACTGTGTGAAGCATTTGGTTGTTTACCAGGGCCAGGTGCTTTATTTCAGCAGCATCCGATACACATAGCTAAAATGACTAAAGTGCTTGAAGCACGAGCCGAAGCGGAAAGCATTGAACGCAAGAAGCTAGAAGCACAAGCGAAAGCTAAGAGTAGAAGATAGTGACCATTTACGAGCTATACCTAATCTTAAAGGTACTTAATGGCTTTTAGAGGCTACGATATGTTCCTGATCCTGCGCGGCCAGAACTACGCTTCTGGCGCAATTCGCTCTGTAGAGCGAGATATGCAGCGCCTTGGTCGAACATCAGGTGTAGCAGGTAGGCAAATGACCGCAGGCTCAATGATGGCACAAAGAGCTTGGATGCGCGTAGGTATTGGTAGTTCAATTCTGCGTGATGTAGGTCGTCAGGCAAGAATGGCTGGTATTATGACCGGCGCAGGATTAGGTGTAGCTGCTAAGAGTGCTATTGATTGGGAACGTGACGTTACGCGCGTTGCTACACAGACAGGTAAAGTTGGCACTAGTATGGTTACGGTAGCCAAGAATGCTGAATTCCTGTCTGATGCTCTACTTGATGTAGCCGCAGACAGTACATCATCGCTAGCTCAAGTAAATGAAGCTGCCTATGACTTGTTCTCCACGTTCGATCAACTGAGTGAATCCGGCGGCTTGCGTGGGCTGAAAACCGGCGTTAAGATGCTCAAGTTAATGAGCGATGCTTCTGTTGCAGGACGTACTGATATTGAGCAGGTAACAAACGGTGTAGTTGCAGTAATGACAGCCTGGGAATCAGGCCGTCACAAGATACCTCTGAGTGTCAAGGGTATCAATCAGGCACTCAATACACTCTTTGCCGCTGTCCGCTTCGGTCGTATGGACTTCGGTGAGTTTACAAATATGTTAGGTACGACAGCACCAGCAGCTAAAGCCGCAGGTCAGTCTCTTGAAACAATGGCTGGTACTGTGGCATTCTTGTCTAGACCGCTCGGTATTAACAAAGCAGCTATTGGCTTTGCGCGCTTGAGTGAAATGTTTGGGCGTAAGAAGTTCGTTGAAGGTACAAAAGCTATTGGTATCCAAATTGCTGATGCTAGTGGCAAGTTTTTGCGCTTTGACAAAATTGTTGAAAATATTGTACGAAAAAGACCCGACATACTTAAGAGTGATGTAGCACTATTGCAGTTCTTCAAGGATATGAGCGGTACTGAGGGTACGATTCAGATGCGTAGAGCTTTCGTATTTTTGGCACGCGATCTTAAGCGGTATAGGGAAGTGCTCGGACTAGTTAGAGGCGACCAAAATGAGTTTAATCGCTCATTAGGCGCTATGTCTAAGCAGCCCGCTGTTAGGTGGGAAAAATTCCTAAACAAACTCCGTACTGGCTTCATTCGATTAGGCAAGGAAGCCGTACCTGAAATTCTCAAAGTCACAGAACCTCTACAAAAGGTTATAGACTGGTTTGGTAAGCTCGATGCTGCAACTCGCAAGAGCATCGCGCATTGGGCTGTCTATGGTACAGCTTTGCTATTAGTAGGCGGTACACTAGCTGCGCTCGTTGGTGGTATGCTCAACGTTATAGCTCTCTTTGGGCAAGCGCGCATTCTGCTGCCTATAGTGCTCGGCATCATGCTTGCGCTAGGTGCTGCTTCTCGTGATAATGCACACGCGGCCGCTATTATGCATGATGGCTTCGAGAAAGCGTTTAACGGCATATATAAGTTGATCAGCAAGTTAGCGCAAGCATTCTTGCACGTTCTGCCCGCTGCTATTAGCGGTTTCGCCGATTTTGCTGTAAGTAATATTAGGAACTTTATACTAGCAACAGGTTTAGCTACTGCTGCTGTACTACGCTTGAGTAAGGTTATGGTCGGTTCTTTTGCTATACAAAAAGGCGTTCTTGGTCTAATGGCTGCTAGTGCTGTGGGTGGCTTTCTTACGAGAGGCAATACGGCTCAAATAGCTGCGAGAGAGGCTGAAAAGCAGGCTGTCCGTAGCACAATAGTTAATGCTGGTTTGTCTAGTGGATGGCGAAAAGCAGAAGTAGCTGCTCTTGGTGCTGCTGCTAGTATTTCGTTACAAGCAAAAGCTGTACGTGGTCTTAGAGAAGCTGTAGAGAAGGGTAAAATAACTCAGGCTGCTGCTACTCGTGCAACTGCAAATGCTATGCTAACTCAAAGACGTGCCGCTAATTTCAATGCAAAATATAGTAAAAGTCTTTCTAATATGGGTAAAGCAGGTTTACTTGCTGAACGTAGTGCTCTTAGATTAGCTGCGGGTGGAGCTAAAGCTCGCGGTGTTCTAAAGGGCGTTGGTTTGGCTGC